CTCCTAAGAAGAATTTTGGTGTAGCCAATGTAATCGAACTACCACTAATAACCGCGGTGTCGGTGCTTATATCTAAAGTAGTTCCATTAAATTTTACATGACCACCAGTTCCCACTGCTGAAAACAATGGTGTTGAACCACCTGCCACTCCGAAAAATACTCCTATTTCACCATAGGATTTATCTACGAGAGCTACACTTGGTTGTAAACTTATAAATGGACTATTACTATTACCTCTTATAACAACCTCATCAGAAGTTCCCAAAGACATTGAGGCTTGTGTTGAAGAAATTCGAATAGAACCAGCGTCATCATGAAATCCAGAAGTTGTTAAGTTCCAACCTGAAATGTTTTGACTACCCGAACCAATAAATAAAAGGTTTGAATAATTGTTATTTGAATCCTTTTGTATTACTTGTAAACCATAATCATTATTTGCATGTAAATTAGTAGTATCACTCAATCCACCAAGTCTAACTACCTTTACAGCTCCATCATCTATATCTTCATCTTTTCTATATACTGAAAAACCTTCTGTAATATTTTGAGTATTGTCATTGACGGATGACATATAAACTCTCGTAAAGTCTGAATATGCTGCTGAACCACTTATAGCCTTAGAAATATAAGTTGAATTCATATCCCAACCGGCAATTTTACCACCAGTAAATAATACTTGTGAACCCGTTACATCCCCATTCTCTTTGACATTAAAGTTAGATGTACTGATAAACATATATTTAGGGTCATCGTTACCACCAGCCTCAGGTGAACCACTTATGAATATATTAGTACTGAATAAAGAAGCAGTTCCTATTGTGAATCCACCGATAAGACCTTTACTAGCTGTTATAGCACCTTCGAAGGCGGCCCCACTGGCGAATAATATACCATCCTTATCCACACCGAAGTTCGGCCCCATCTTGATGTAATAGTTAGATGAACCTGCCCCTTCAGGTGTAAAATCTATATAGTATTCATCTCTTAGTTGGTCAAATGCTGCACTTGTATCACTACCAGGACCTTGGTCTGATTTATATAATGCGGCTCCAGCGGCATCTAACGATGCATTTGAACCCGAAAGTATATCACCGAATATCTTCCAACCAGCTATTGAACCCGATTTAAATGTTGCAAGTCCGTCTGCGGTTATGGAGGCTGATGCATTTGCCACGGTTGATGGTGCACCTGCTATAGTTGCTGGTGTGGTAATCGAATCTACCGTGATATCACCACGAACCGTAAGAGTACCATCGATAAATTGCATATATTGTGATGTAGACTTATTACCAAATATTACTGCAGAACCTGTTATCTGTCCTGAGTCTTTAAATTTTAAAATTTCTCCTACCGATACAACCCCATCAGAAACATTCAGACCACCAACATCTCCACCACTTAATTTTAATGATGACGCGGATACCTCACCACTTGCTCTAACTTGAAAATTTGATGCTGATATAAAATAATCTGTTCCTGTCGCTGAACCACTTATAAAAAAGTTTGGATTTTCATTAGGGCCTGAAAATAATGAATCATCATTAAGTTTAAATGCCCCAATAGAAGCAGAAACAAATTTTGCAAAACCTTGTGAAGTTATGGCTGCTTTAGCATTTGTTATATTACTACCAGCTGGTGAGAATATATTATTAACACTTAAATCTGCATTTATTGTTGCATCTGCTCCTATAATTAATGATTCATTTTTAGGGTCTAAATGAAACAACGATGAACTAATCTCGATGTTAGCATCACTACCACTTATAAACTGAATGTTATCGTTACCTATAAAGAAAGCGTCCGTTCTAATGTCAAGTTCTGCTGGGTCTGTTCTAAATCTAAAGTAACTTCCACTATGTCCTACTAACTCTAATCCTACACCACCTTGTGAGTAATCATCTGTTATATCTTGTAATACAGAACCACTAAACATAAAGAATCCAGGACCTTGAGTTGGGTATGCGGAAGCACTTGTAAATCCTTTGTATCCAATACTACGAATAAATCCTGAACCAACACCCGCCATTTCTATACCAGCACCTATTGCACTTCCGATTACCATCGAACCACTTAGAACATTATCTTCTCCAAGTATGTATGTGTTAGCTCCTTGAAATGTTGATGCACTAACATGAGCCATTGTATCGGCAACATTGTTATTTACATCATAAAATTCTGCTATAAACTCATAATCATCAGGTCTTTCTTGGGTTAATGGGGGGACAGGTGCAAACACATGGATAAAATCAGGACTGAAGCCTGTTTCTGATGAAGGTTTAATACTAACATCTGATATGTACCACTCACCACCAAATATAGCAAACTGAAGTGTTGCAGTGCCAGTTCTGATAGGTGAAAATGTTTCCTCTACTATTTCAAAATCAACTAATCCATTTTCTGTAATATTTAAAAATGCTGGTTTGTTTGTACTGCCTGGCGTAAGTTGAAATCCAAGTTCATTATTAGCGTTAGTAAATCTATTACCCAACTCATGATTTCTTTCAAACGCGGAACCTGATAGGAATATACCCATTCTACCAAGTTTTTCTCTATTTCCGAGTTGATTAAATTTATCTGTTTTTTGACCGAGTACTCTAAAACTAACCTGATATTCAACATCCTTTTCAAATGTTATTGGTGCCGAACCAGTGGTTTGAAACAACATGAAATCTGAATATCCCATATTAGAACCACTAACTTCAACCGAATCTATTACATACTGATTATTTTCAAGTGCTGATGTATTTGAACCCGATTGCCAATATGTGTTTATTGTGCTTTGGTCAATGAAATATCCAACTCGTTGATTTCCATCGACACTAAATGGATTTACCAATAACTCTGGTGATTCTATCTGTTGGTCGGATACTAACTCAAAATCACCGAAGGCATCTTTGTTTCTAGCGTAAAGTTTTAACCTATATACATCACCCGAAAAGGTTCTCAATCTTGATATTCTAATGTCTGCAAAAGACCTAAAGTTAACGGTAGAAATAGATTGAGTTGGTGCTGGTGTGAAAGATGCAGTATATGCGGTCACATCAAGTGGAACAATGACCTCTCGTTCAGGATGGTCTTCATCAAACCTCGTGTCTATTATTGTAAATGTGTCTTTTGGAACTAAGGTAGTATCATTTTTTACATCTGTGATTTCAGATTCAAACTTAGTTGGAACTTCGTGATAGGATTCTAATTCAAAATCCTTCACTTGAGGGTTGTTAATGGTAAGTTTACCACCAACCATTCTTGTGTCGAATGTAGCACCATCTTTACCTTTGATGGTAAATTTATCTGGTTCAGGTGATGATTTTTTTACCTTTCTACCAGATTTATTGATAAATGCATTTTTGCCACCCCCACCAAATACTTTTGCTGAATAACTTTTCTTTACTGATTTAAAAACATCACCAGGTGGTTCTTTTGTTTTTGTATTAGTAGCCTGTCCTTTAGTTCCTTCTAAGGGATCACCATCAATTAATCCTGTTGTGGTTTCTACGGAAGATGTTGGTATTGTCGTGGTTATGTAAGGTTGAACTATTTCTCCAACAACCATTCTTGGTTGATTATAAAAGAAAATAGGTTGGGTATTTGTTCCTGCACCACTTATGTATATTTTTCTCGTATATCTTACATTATAAACATCACGAAATTCAGTTGGTATATCAAACTGATTTGGATTTAACTCCCCTACAACTGATAATGTAGCATCCCCAAAAAGTTCTTCGGCGTCATATACTTCTATCGATACCCTACGAGATGTTCCTTCTAAGTAGTTTGGTACGGGTTCTGTATAAATTACAGCACCTGAATCATCATTGATTATTTCAAGTTTTATTTCAACTTCTGGTTTTAAAAGATTTGAACCACCGATTAAAAATGAGCTCCGTCCTTGTGATATTACATCAGGTACTTCAGCTATGTTAAAGTAAATGGAAATAGGAGCATCATCTTCAATCAGAACATCTATGTCTTTTAAACCTTGGGGTTTATTGAATCGTCTGATGACAGCCATTTGGGATATTTCTCCGAGTGATTTTCAGTAATAAATATTTTAAAATAAAATTATCACTATTTATTATCGGTATAAAGTATGGAGAAGTTCGGTATGAAAAAAGAAAAAGTATCATTTACCGTAGATAGAGATTTATATCTATGGTTTAAGGGACATTCAAAAAGTGAGCGTACATCAATGAGCGCACTTGTAAATAAGTTTATTATGGATTTAAAGACAAATAAGGATTATAAAGTCAAACCAAGAAATGTTTTGTCTTCTAAAACTATCAGTTAAAATTTATTTGACTGAAATTGTTTTCTTTTTTTATTTCTAATAGGGAATCTACAGTATCTCTCATGGATTCAATATGAGATACAATAAATGCAAACTGAAATTGTGATTTTAAATATTGAAATAACATATACACGGAATTAAGATTATCAGAATCCATATTTCCAAAACCCTCATCGATGGCTAAAAAGTTTGGTCTCGGTAAGTTACACACATTAATCAACCCAACACGAATAGCTAATGAACTAATAAATCGTTCCATACCACTTGATAACTCTAACGGCCATACATTATCTTCATCATATGCTAAATAAGTGTTTATATTCTTACCATCCATCTCTAACACGATATTGAAATCAACCATTTGAGAAAGAATATCATTGACCTCACCTTCGATTGTTGGTAGTGCCTTTTCTATTAGTTCGTATGGTACACCATCTCGTTTAATAGCATCCATGTAGTATTTGTAAGCTTCATGTTTGGTTTCTAAGTCTGAAACTTCGTTCATAGTATCAATAATAGATTTCTTTTTAGTAATATTGACTTGTATTTCTGCATGTATAGTTTGTATTTTACCATCTATTGTTTCTACTTGATATTCTAAATCATCTATTTTATTTTTTATTTCTTCTATATCAGACTCTACTTTTTGATTATACTCGATATCAATTTCACTATCGTAATATCTTTGTATCTTTTCTTCAAATTGTTTTACCTGTAAAAGTGTAGTTTTCTTTTTTTCTTTTATCAAAACTTCTTCAGATTCAAGTTTGTTTTGTTGTATTTCTACATTTTTTAAAGTTTCTATACATCTGTCATAATCAACTTTATCATCATGAAAGTGATTCAAGTCGGATATAGTATTATCAATAACATCCATTTTAGAAACATATTCTTTTGCTAAAGTTTTATCTTCATCTAACTTTTCTTTAGTGGAAATAGCATCAAGAGTAAATGGGTTACTCATACAATAGTTACAATTTTCATCCCATTCTAAAACACCCAACTTATCAATTTTATCGAGTTTGTTTTTCACATCAATCTTTAACTTATCGATTTCCACTTTTAGTTCTTTTCTGTCATCTTGTGAACTTACCAACTGATTATAAAATTTATTTACATTGGATTCTGTATATTGTTTAATCCTATCTTTAAGTTCATTTATTTTAGTTTTATTGTCTTCTTTTGTTGACCCTACCCCACCTAAACGAATATCAATAGAATTTAAACTTTCTATCAATCCTTCCTTAGATTTATTTAACTTGTCGATATCGAGAATAGAAGAGTCTACGGGTCTTAATTTTTTGGTCAAGTCTATCACTTGACTACTTAATTCTCTTTTCCTATCAGTTAGAGTTTTTTTCTGACTTCTTAAATCTGATTGAACTTCTTTGTATTGAATATCTTGTTTTTCTATTTCTGATAACTCTACATCATAATCTGTCCTATTAAAACTTCTAAGAACTGCTGATACTTCATTTATCTCTTCACTTGCTCGTGTGTATAGTAAGTCAAATACCCCCATACCCATGAACTGAGCCATCAAGTCTTTTCTTTCTTTTTGTGTTTTATCTATAAATACAGTTGAGTTATTTTGTAAAGATAAGGCTGTTAAAACAAAATCTTCATAAGAACCAATTACTCTTTTAATGCTTAAGTTGGTTGTTCTTCTTTGGTCTCCATTTAAACTGACTTTTTCACCACTATCATCAATCAACCAAAAGTCCACATCAACTTTTACATGACCATTTTTAGCCTTTTTTGCTCTTCTTTCTATGAAATAATCAGTATCATCAATATCTAAATGTATTTTACATCTAAAACTTCCTTTTTTATTATTGATAACCCTATCAGCTTTAAAT